CCCGCAGAAACTGAAGAAGTGACTGAAGTGTTGGTTGAGGAAGAATGCCCTGTGGCAGAAATTTTTGAGTCTATTTGCAAGAAAGCAGGCCTCGGTAGCAAATTCCTTGAAGGTCTTAGCGCCACTGACAAATTTGTTGAATGGTATGAAGGTCCCGCAGATGAAGAGTCCATCAGAGCGTCATTGGCTGAATTTAAAATTACCGATACTGCTATTAATGCAAAGATGACATCTATAGGGGGATTTTAAAATGAAAATTACCAAGCAAAAATTAAAAGACATTATACAAGAAGAGATTAATTCACTTGAAGAAGGATATTATTCTAAAGGCAAGTGTGTTTATAAAAAAGAAGACAATTCCAAAGTCGGTTGTACAGATGGTCCAGTAAAGGATTATTTAGCCGCGCTCTATGCCAATGTCGGTGATGCAAAAGAAAGTAAACTTGAAGAAGGTCTTGAGCAACTTACCCCAGAAAATATGGAGTTGTTGTTTGATGTTATGAAAAAGATGGCCACAGAGCCAGCAATTGTGTCTGCGCTAGGGGCAGGCGGGATTGTAGCAGCTATCGAACAAATAAAGAATAAATTAAAAACAGATACTGCCCCAGCAATTTCTGAGCCTACGACTATGGCAAATACCGAACCTACTAATAATATATAACGGAGTAATCAATGATGGCAAAAGCACAAGCATTTATGGATACTTGGCTAGCAAAGCTTACCTCGCGTAAATTGATGGTATGGCTTACTGCAACCGGACTCACTCTTGCCGGCCACGTAACTAGTGAAGACTGGGTAATTATTTCAGCAATCTATATCGGAGGCCAAACTGTTATTGATGGCATTGCTAGATTGCGAGGTTTCAATGACTAAAGCTACAATACTTGAGTTTGCCTTAAAAAACTGGAAAGCGATAGCTATAGTAGTGCTTAGCCTTGTTGTGGTTATGAAAAGCCGGTATGATTACAGTCTTATGCAAAAAGCATATGAAACACAAAACGAATCGTATCAAGCTCAAATCGATGGATTGAAAGAGATCCACAAGCAAGAGATACGAGATAAACAATTACTAATGGAGAACCACATGGAATCAATTGCAGCCATCGAAGAGGAATATGAAAATGCCCTCCAGATGATTAAGCAGTTAAGAGAAGATAAACAAGGTCAGTATAAAAACAAATTTAATCATGATCGAGAACAACTGATTAAAGATATAGAAAGTAAATTCGGGATTCAATATGCTCCTTAATCTACTTTTAATGTTTACCCTTACCGCGAACGCTACCGAACCAGCGAAATTTACAATACTTGAATACAAGGCGCCAGCACCATTCGAGGGTGTCCTGTTTGATAGCAATGCGATGTCAAAAATTTTAGCTGACTATGATTTAGCGGCATACTCGTGCGACACGAAAACCAAGTATCAATTGGACATTCAAGCTGAAGAATACGATTACAAATTAAAAGATCTCTCAATAGAACATAAAGCCTTGACAGATGAATACGATTTGTTTATAATGCAGAAGGACAAGGAAATTGATTTCCTAGCAAGTGCCCTAAAAAAAACATCACCCCGGTACAAATGGCTGTATTTTGCTGGGGGGATTGTGGTCGGAACAGCCGCTTCATATGGAGCATACAAAACCCTAAATGAAAGATAAGAATTTAGATCAAATCGCCGCAATTGAAAAAGCAATAAAAGAAAAGTATGGTGATGACGCTATAGCTAATCCAAAATCATTTTGGGATGAAGATAAAGAAAAAGAATATCTTCAACAAATGAAAGAGTTTTATGCCAAGAGTTCCAAAAATTCTGAATGGGAAGATAAAATTGATGTAAATGGTATAAAGGTTAGCAAAAAACTACTTAATAAAGAACCTCGTAAAAATTGTCCAATCTGCGGAGCCTTTCCAAAGAAATCAATGGATGATGTCTGTTTGGTCAAATTTGAGTGTTGCAATACTTGTTATGTTCAATATGTCGAAGGCAGAGAAAAACGATGGAAAAATGGTTGGAGACCAAGTTTAAAAAAGGATAATTAAAAATGGCAACAGTTTATGAAATAGTTCAAGGGCTTTCCCAAGCCGCCGCTAATGCATATGATGGAGCATTAGACGAGAATGACGAACCCCTCAAGGTCGGGTTACATCGTGAAGATGGAGACCCTATTTTAGATCGAAGAGTTATGGACGGCTTCAAAGTTCGCTTTGCGGGTAACATTATGCACTTAACATATATGTCGGAAGTGCAACTTAAGAAAGTTCATGAAAATGGCTTCGAAAATGATGTTACTTCCACTATGGCAGATGTTGTAAAATTTCTTAAGAAAGAATATCGTAAAATTACTGGAAGCTCGGTTACTCTGACTAAGGTTGAAGAGCCAGATATTAGAGTCGAAAGCACTTCAAACGTTCGCTCATTCTTAACAGCCGTTCAGCAATTTACTGTAGGTGGGTTAGAGGAAGAGATGAATAATGAAGAAGGTAGCAAAGCTCCTAATGATTACTGGCAAGACTTTATGTCTCAAGGTGGCTGGACTGGTGATGGAGGCAAGCGCCCCCAAAACGACACTAGAAAAAAGGAATCGTAAAGATGAATATCAGTGCTAGCAAGCTTAAACAAATTATCGTTGAAGAATACATCAAAGAAGAAGGTTTGGAAGAAAGCCAAGCAGCAGAAGACTTGCTGAGACAACTCATCGGTGATGAGGAATATGAAAGGCGTAGAGCATTAGATAATCCTGACTCCCGTGGTGGAGACACCGCTCCTATGGATAATCCGAACAAAGCAGCTAAGACGATGGCTATCGATATGGACACTAAAGCAGATGACATAGAAGCAGTCTCCGGTTCCGGATTAGAAGATCGACTTACTGATCTTATCCAAGGCATGCCTCCAGAAGAAGTAGCTGATTTGTTTCAAGCAGTGTTCGCCAAGATTCCGGGTGTTGAAATGAGCAGTCCAGAAGAAGAGCCGCCTTCAACTGAATATGTCAGAGGCGCCTACGGCCGGCCTAAAATTAGCAGCTTTGGTCTTGACGAAATTAAACAGTTAATTAGAAAAGTTTTAGCTGAGAGTGTATGAGTTTTGAACTTACCAAAAAACAAAAGTTTCAAGAAATATTAAAATGTGGTAAAGACCCAGCATACTTCTTGAAAAATTATGCCCGTATATCTCATCCGATGCACGGGCTAATACTTTTTGATACATATGATTTTCAAGACGTTCTATTGAACGACTTTAACGATTATCGATTTAATATTATTTTGAAAGCGCGCCAGTTAGGTATTTCAACAATTACGGCTGGCTATATTTCTTGGCTAATGTTATTCCATAAAGATAAATCTATTCTTGTTATGGCAACCAAGTTTGCTACCGCTGGTAACTTAGTCAAAAAAGTTAAAAGCATCATGAAGAACTTGCCAGAGTGGATTCGTATAGCGACCATCTCAGTAGACAACCGCACGTCCTTTGAATTATCAAATGGCTCCTCTATCAAAGCTACTTCAACATCTGGTGATGCCGGTCGTTCTGAAGCGTTGTCTCTGTTGGTTCTCGATGAGGCCGCGCACATTGAGGGTCTCGATGAGTTGTGGACTGGTCTGTATCCCACACTATCCACCGGTGGGCGATGCATTGCACTGTCGACCCCAAATGGCGTTGGTAACTGGTTTCATAAAAATTGCGTTGATGCAGAAAGCGGCACTAATAATTTTAATTTAACCACACTCCCATGGGATGTGCATCCCGACAGAGATACTGAGTGGTATAAAAAAGAAACCAAAAATATGTCCAAACGTCAAATTGCGCAGGAGCTTGAATGTAACTTCAATACTTCTGGTGAAACAGTGATTGATCCTGAATGTATGGAATGGTTATTATCTAATGTATGCGAACCCAAACACAGAACAGGATTTGATAGAAATTTTTGGATTTGGGAAGAATATGATCCTACTTGCAATTATTTAATGGTTGCTGATGTTGCCCGCGGAGACGGAGCCGATTATTCCACATTTCATATGATTAAATTAGAAACCCTACAGGTAATAGGAGAATACCAAGGCAAGCCAACTCTTGATATGTATGCTAATATGCTGAATCAGGTAGGTAGGGAATTTGGCAATGCCATGTTGGTTGTTGAGAATAACAATATAGGGTTTTCAGTTCTTGATAAATTAATCGATGCTGGATATCCAAACTTATATCACTCAATTAAGTCTACACATGAATATATTGAACAGTATCAAGCCGAGTATAGAAATTCAGCAGTGCCCGGTTTTACAACGTCTTCTAAAACAAGGCCACTTATCGTAGCGAAATTAGAAGAGTTTATTAGAAATAAACTAATTATGGTGTATTCATCTCGAACTATTAACGAGATGAAAACTTTTATTTGGAGGAATGGTAAGCCACAAGCAATGAAAGGCTATCATGATGATTTAATCATGGCGTTGGCGATAGCTTGTTGGGTTAGAGATACAGCAATACAGAACAGCGCTAAAGATTTAAATTATCAAAAAGCCTTTGTCGATGCCATTATAACTTCTAAAACTTTAATGAATACACAAATTAAAGGCCAAATAGGATACAAAGAAAAGGAATCTTTTGATAAAATGAATGAAGCAAAGAATATGTATGACCAATTTAATTGGATTATAAAGTGAGAAAATAAATGGCCAATAATAACAATAAAAACAATCCCAGAAATAATCAGTCGCAATTATTTAAATCTTTAACTAGATTATTCTCTGGACCAATAATTAACTATCGTTCCCAGTCGGGCCGCAGAATCCGTAGGCAACACCTTGATAAATTTTCTGCAAGATTTAAGTCTGCTTCAGGACAACAATTTAAAAAGACTCATTACAGCCCTCTTGAACAGATTGGTGCAAATGCAATTGCAAATCAAAGACGCTCTGAGCGTTACGTTGATTTTGATCAGATGGAGTATACTCCTGAGATTGCATCTACGCTGGACATATATGCAGATGAGATGACAACGTATTCCGACTTAAGACCTATGCTTAACATTAATTGTCCTAATGAAGAATTGAGAGCTGTATTGGCTATTCTGTATGAAAACATTCTCAACGTTGAATACAATCTTTTTGGCTGGTCACGAACTATGTGCAAGTATGGAGACTTCATGCTTTATTTGGATATTGATGACAAGTATGGTGTTCAATCGGCAATTGCGTTGCCACCACAGGAAGTCGAAAGATTAGAAGGGCAAGATGCCACTAACCCGAATTACGTTCAGTATCAGTGGAACTCAGCCGGTTTGACATTTGAGAACTGGCAATTGGCACACTTTAGAGTTTTAGGAAATGATAGATATGCACCCTATGGGACTTCTATTCTTGAACCTGCTCGTAGAATTTGGAGGCAACTCACTCTCATGGAAGACGCTATGATGGCTTACCGTGTTGTGCGTTCCTCAGAACGTAGAGTATTTAAAATTGATGTGGGAGCGGTACCGCCAAATGAAGTTGAGCAATATATGCAAAAAGTTGTTAGCCAACTTAAGCGTAATTCCGTAGTAGATCCAGATACTGGTCGTGTTGATTTACGATACAACCCTATGTCTATTGAAGAGGATTATTTTATCCCTATTCGTGCTGGTTCCGTTACAGACATTCAGAGTTTAGCCGGCGCCCAAAATATTACTGCTATTGATGATATAAAGTATCTTAGAGATAAATTATTTTCAGCACTCAAAATACCACAATCATATCTTACAATGGGTGAAGGCGCCACTGAAGATAAAACTACATTAGCGCAAAAAGACATTCGTTTTGCTAGAACTATTCAAAGATTACAAAGAGTTGTTATTTCTGAACTTGAAAAGATTGGTGTTATACATCTTTACACTCTTGGTTTTCGTGGAGATGATTTATTGTCATTTAAGTTATCTCTTAACAATCCGTCTAAGATTGCAGAAATTCAAGAAATTGAACACTGGAAAGCCAAGTTTGATATTGCAGCTTCTGCGACGGAAGGTTACTTTTCACGCCGCTGGGTAGCTGATAATATTTTTGGAATTAATCATGAAGAATTTATGCGCAATCAAAGAGAGATGTATTATGATCGTAAACATGATGCTTCACTACAACAAGTTGCTGAAGGCGCCGCCGGCGGCGAATCTGCCGGTCTAGGCGGCGGCGGAGATCTTGGCTTAGGTGGTGGAGATGAACTCGGCCTTGATGCTGGTGGTCCCGCAGAAATCCCAGCCGATGATGCTGAACTGACCGATCTTGGCGGCGATACCAGTGGCGCCGACGCTGCCACTCCGGCTGCAGATAATGATTCGCCATTATTGGCGGTCCCTCCCGGTTCGAGAAGTTCAAAGAATCTAAACCCAACTGATCCAAAAGTCAGCAAATATAATAAAAGCAGCTACAGGAGGAAAGACGGAGTTAACGATGGGCGCCCAGCCGGCAAAAGAGCACAGGCCTATGCCTCAATCGCGACACCAGAAACTAACACTATGAGAACTAACAATCTTGGTTATCCAGAGTTAAGATCATTAGGCAGAGGTAACTTTACCGAACAGACATCTATATATTCTGATAGAGATTTAGTTGAGGAACAAAAAATCCTTGAGATGAACAACTCAGTAAAATCGCTGATTGATGTTTTAGATAAAAAAGATAAACTACTGACGGAGCAAAAAGATGAAACACAATAAAAAAAGAAACACGGCATTTGTTTTTGAGTCGCTAGTAAAAGAAATTACTGCTGCGATTATTAAGAATGACACCGATAGAAAAAACAAGGCAGTTTCTATTGTCAAAAAACATTTTCAACCCGGAAGTGCACTTCGCCGCCATTTAGAATGTTATAAATCACTTTATGAAAATCAAGGCTTAGATAAGAATACATGTGAAAAAATATTGAAAGAAGCCAACATATCAGCTAGACTCGTTGATCCACATGGATTATTCAAACAGCAGACTGAACTTATCAATGATATTAATAAACATCTTGATCCGACTGTGTTTAACAATTTTGTCCCTAACTATAAAACATTAGCAACCATCGATCAAATCTTTAATATAAAAACAAACCCTAAGACTAAAGTTATGTTAGAAAATCAAATTATTATCAACATGTCCCAGAATTTAGAAGAGTCAAATTCTAGCGATATCGATACTTTAACCTTAACAACGTTTATAAATAAGTTTAACGAAAAATATTCTGATACTTTATTAGATGAACAAAAGGAATTGTTGAACCATTATATTACATCTTTCGTTGATAATGCAATTGAACTTAAAATGTTTTTAAATGAAGAGCTTGTTAGATTAAAAACAGAAATTGAATCCGTAGATGATTCGAGTCTTAATGAGAAGAAAACTTTAATTTCAAAGAAGTTGAACAGTTTCAAGGATACAGAAATTAACGAAAGCTTATTACTTACAGTTTTGAAAACACAAGAATTAGTAAAGGAACTTAATAATGGCAGTAATCATTAAAGTTGGTAAAAAGTCCAACCAAAAGAAAGTAACCCTAGAATTAGATTTACGTCGTTCTATGAATGGTGACTTGATGATTTTTGACCATGGCGATATTGATATTGTATTATCACCAAATAAAAAGAAAGTTGTTGCTTTTCCAAAGGAGACAATGACCGATCTTGTATATGGAGCACAGAACAGATTATTCACTTGCTTAAGAAAGAAAGGTATCGTGATTCCAGAGAGCATTCAAGCGGGCGCTTTCTATGGCTCCTTTGAAGCTACTCTTGAAGAATCAATTGATCCTGATGCCTCTTCGGCCAAAATGGCATTAATTAATATTCATAATTTTATTGAAGAAGAGAGACCATACTTTGAACAAGTAGAAGCTATTGTTGCTATGGATGATGAACACTTGATTGAACCTGATAAAGAATACTCTACTGAGCTTGGGGAGGTCCCACAAGCTTCTGAAAAAGGTTCTATCCAACCCGGTTATATCAGAGATCCTTACGCCTATAACTACATGTACACGATTTGAGGACTTGATGGAATTAATTACATTTATACTTTGCGCATATGGTTTAACACAGATAGTAGTATATGGAAAGATATTTAATCGAATAAGACCCACCAAAGGCAGACCCGGCGAACTGTTTAGATGTCCAATGTGTATGGGCTTTCACGTCGGTTGGTTTTTATTGCTACTTTCTCCATTCACAGAACTATTTAACTTTGATGTAACGGTAACCAACTTCTTTCTTATGGGCTGGTTATCTTCGGGAACTTCATATGTTCTCAACATGATTTTTGGAGATGAAGGATTTAAACATGAATACAAACAGAGAAACCCAGATACCTGCCACTTGGACAAGCAAGTGGATGCTGCAGCCAGTTAGACACTGCTGCAAAGGAAGTTAGCTATGGGTAAAAAAATATTAAGAGAATTTTACGAACTCTGTGAAGGTGGAGTTTGTCAAGACTTATTGACTGAAGCAGAAAAAAAGTTTGTTGCAGAAGGTGGATTGATTCTTTCTGGTATTATGCAGATGTGTGAAACACTCAATGGTAATAAACGCGTCTACACCAGATCTGTTCTTGAGAGAGAGGTGAAAAAATATCAAACACTTGTAGAACAAAATCGTGCACTTGGCGAACTTGATCACCCGCAAGAAATAGAGGTTTCACTTGAGAGAGTTTCTCACAAGGTAAATGAAATATGGATGGATGGTAACAAGGTGATGGGAAAAATTCAAGTTCTCGACACACCAGCCGGCCAAACACTCCGCGCTCTTGTCAACGGTGGATGTGCTATCGGCATTTCCTCACGTGGTACCGGTTCTGTTATGGAACAGGGTGGCAAATCTATTGTGCAAGAAGATTTTGAATTGGTGTGCTTTGATGTTGTATCAGAACCTTCAACACCCGGAGCATTTATGATGAGAGAAGCAAAAGATTTTGGATTAAACGAGAGTAAGAGCGATAAAGTTAAAAAGCTTATCGATGAGGTATTGAATAATGAAGTATGAGAATTACGGTTTAATAAAAGAAAGTTGGGATAAATTCGTTGTTAGTGAACAATCATCCCGTGCTTTACTTGAGAGCTTGACTGATAAGCAAATTAATGAAATGTTTTATGCAATCATCATGGAAAACGATGGTAAACCTTTTAGCCACATCAGAAAGCCCCGCGGCGCCGCTGAGAAGACCGGCGATGCAATTGGTAAACTATATAATAGACTTAAAAGCAAAGTCCTGCGAGGTGCAGGCTTAGTAGCTCTTGTAGATATTATGATTGATCTACCTCAAACGGGCCCAGACATAGATGCACTAACTAATTCTCCAGCCGGAGTTGCAATATTAACTGTAGCCCTAATGAACCAATTTAAAATCTCAAAAGAACAAGCTGTTAAAGCCGCACAAGCCGCGGCCCAAACTGCGAAGGACAAAGGCCCAGATGCTGCTAGACAAGCCGCTGCAGCTACTGCTGATGCAGCCAGAGTGGCTGGCAAGAAAACAGTAGAATATACTGAGAGAGTAGCGAACGATTCGCGCGCAAGCCCTGCTATGAAAAGTTTATTTAGAAACTTATCTGTTATATTGAGTCCAGAAGAAATGGAAAATCCAGAAGAGGTGATGAGTAATGAGCCCGAGTTGCGTCGACGCGTTAAACAGATTACGGATAAAACAGCCGGCCCAGTCAAACCTCGCCAGCAAAAGGATGATGGAATTATCGATGCAGAATTTGAAGAAGAACCAACATAAGAGAGTATAATGAAAAAATCAGAGCTAAAAAAAGTAATCAAACCACTCGTAAAAGAGTGTATACAAGAAGTCCTTATAGAGGAAGGTCTTTTATCAAACGTCGTTTCTGAAGTTGTGAAAGGTATGGGTGCAGCCCCAATTGTTGAGCAGAGACAATCTATTCCAAAACAAATTGTTCGTGAGCCAAATAACACGAACCTTAAACAACAAAGGCAAAAACTTATGGGTGCTATTAACAAAGAGGCATATAATGGTGTTGATTTGTTTGAAGGGACGACACCGGCACCAGCCCAAAGAGAAAATTCGGCTGGCTCGGTTGATCTAGGAGACCCAAATGATGCGGGTGTAGATATCAGTTCAATTATGGGTGCATCATCTCATATTTGGCAAAAATTAAAGTAGGTAATAATGAAAAAGAAATCACAAGTAGTAATTAAGAGATTTAATAATAGAGAAAGCAATGAAAGATTGATTCGTCGTTTTATTAAAAAAGTCAAAAAAGAGAGAATTGTTGAAGAAGTTAGAGATCGTAAACACTACGAAAAACCCTCTGTAAAGAAAAAGATTAAAAAAGAAAGAGCCCAAAGAGCAAGACTTAGAGAAGAAAGAAAAAAACAAAGAGCCTTAGAAAGACGGCGAAGAAAAATTTAGTAACTATTTACATTGTAAATCAAATTTTAAAGGAGTTTAATAATGGGAAGTTGGGCAGTAAGACCGGGACTAAATAATGTTGGTTCCTATCAAGTAAGTGGAAAACCCTACGCCTCTGGTTCGTGTTTAGCACCGGCCGCAGGATCCGCCACACTAAAAGTAGAATTTCCAGCAGTAACAAAATGGGTTCAAATCATCCCTCACAGCACCAACTTAGGTGATTTAAAAGTTGGTTTTAGTAAAGCCGGAGTGACAGGCACTAACTTTTTTACTGTCAATGTTAGCTCCAGTGCCGCGCAGGCTTTAGATTTAAAAGTTAGCGAATTACATTTTCTCTCCGGCGATGCTGCAACTTTCAAATTCGATATAATAGCTGGGTTAACAACTATTCCACCAATTTCGGTAGAGACTGGAGACGGTCCAAACTGGAAAGGCACTGACGGAGTAGGATAAGCCCATGGCGAATTTTGGCTGGGCATATGTAGATTGCACCGATTCTGGTGGTGGCGGACAAGCAGCAGGACCAACTGGTTCTATTCAGTTTTTAACTGGCGCTAACTCCACCAACGGCACTGCTGCACTCTTATTTTATACTGCATCTGAAGCAGCTGGACATAAGCACGAGCCAAACACTCTTGTTTTATCTGGAAACCTTTTGGTTACCGGTTCAGTATCAGCAAGTATTTTTCATTACGAAGACATCACTAGGATCGATGCAACTGGTTCTACATTTTTTGGCAATACAAGTGATGACACTCACATGCGAACCGGTAGCTTGGTTGTTGGCGCCCGCAACGGAATCATCCCTGTACTAAGTGCTAGTGCAACTGAAAGAGTTGTTAATGTGTCTGGCTTTGCTGGTAGATATAATTCAACTGCTCAAAACTTTACAGTTCAATCAAATTCACACATATATGGAATTGTCAAGACATCAGCTACCTTAGTTACTTTTCCGGCAGCTAATACGGTACCGACCGGTTTTATAGTAACAATTAAGGATGAAGTTCCTACAAGAACAGGTGCTAGCAACAATATCACATTAACTAGCTCATCACCAGTCCAAAACTTGTTTGACAATGAAACAACCTATGTCCTTACTGGCACAATGCCAGCGATCAGTGTTTATTCAAATGGAACAAACTGGTTTGTCTTCTAATTAAAAAAGGAGGCACCACATGGCTTACAATAATATATCTGGTTCTGTTCTCCTCCCAAACGAACTATTAAAAGTAGAAGGAATATCATCTGGTATTGTTTCGGGTAATCTAAGCACCTCTGATGGTGCGGAAGTTATTAATGTCCCTAGAGTAGCCAATGCAACAAATAATGCCATTGTAACCAATGTTGACGGTAACGCTAATACTTTAACATGTGAGACTAACCTTACATTTGATGGGGACACTTTAAATGTCACTGGTGAAATTACAGCCAGCACAGGCTTGTCTGCCTCCTATCTGATGGGAGATGGTAGCCGTCTCACTGGTATTTCTGCGGGTGGTGGCGGTAATGCTAATGCACAGGGACCTTTGGGCGCCCTACAGTTTCGTGATGATGCCGGTGCTGGAACTATAAGCGGATCCAACAATCTTATTTTTAACAACAATATTTTACAAATTGCAGGCGGATTAAAGCTAAACAGAAGAAGCACTACATCCACAATAACCGCTTCCATATCTGATTATTATATCGGCACAGACACAACCAGTGGGATACTTTCCATTAGATTACCCGATGCCACTAACTTATTAGACGGTCAAACTTATGTTGTAAAGGATGAGGCTGGAACTGCTAGCACTAATAATGTAACAATTTTAGCATCCGGATCCCAAACTATCGATGGTCAAAATTCAGTAATTTTAGAATCACCTTTTGCATCTATTCAGCTTTATTGTAACGGGACCAATAAATACTTTATAACTTGAGGTTTTACATTAAGGATTTTACTATTTATGTGTGAGCGGGTTATATCTATCTGAGTCAAACTTGGATAGGTGTATCTCATTCACGCTATAATAAAACTTTAAAATGGAGGGTTTTTTAACATGGCTTATAAATTTCAATTCGGACAGGCAATCTTGTCCGGCGCCTTGGACCAAGAAGGTGACGTTCAAATCAAGGATCAAGCTGGGGCTACCCAAGTAAAACTTGATGACAACGGTATCATTTCTGGTTCAGCCGCTCTTTCGATCGGAACTTCGATCGCTGCAGCAAACTCAAACTTTGCTGTTTCTGCTGCAGGTGCAGTTTCCGCTAAAGGTGTTGCTGCCGGTGGCGCAATCACCACCGCCACTAGTATCGATGGTACTGGTGACCTTACTATGGGCACTATTACAATGCCCGGCTTCACTGTCGATGCCGACGGTGACACTGTTGTCAAAACTCTGGCTACCCCAGATGACGGCACAATCGGTAGTAACACAAACGCTGACTTGCTGACACTTGCCGCTGCTGCAGTGACTGTGAAAGCCAACAGTGATTTCACTATCGCTAAGGCTGGTGGTCTTAACCTTGCTGATGGCGCGGTTACTTCAACTGCTGCTGAGCTTAACTTAGTCGATGGCTCTTCTGCTGGTTCTGTTGTCGCTAGCAAGGCTGCAATCTACAATGCTCGTGGAGGTATTAACTCTAACGAACTTACTGGTACCTTAAGCTTCTCGCTTGATGTTGCTGCTAACGGTGGTGTCGGTATGACCCCATTCGACAACTCTGCTAACGTCGCTGACCTTAAGATAAGTGCTTCTTTCATGGCTGCTGCTGTTGCTGATGTTGCTGTTGATCAAATCGTTATGCTTGATTCTGACGGTTCCGTCAAACGCGAAAGCTTTGCTGACTACGCTGCTACATTAAAGGGAACTTCCGCTTCTTCGGCTCTCAAGGCTGCTTCCGGTGTTCTTTCTCTTGACATCGATAGTTTGGGTGCTGAAAATATCGCTACTGGTGACACCATTGTCTTCAATGATGACACTGATGACGGTCTTCACAAAATCACTTTTGATAACGTGATTACCAAGGCTCCAGCACTTCTTACTGCAGCCGCTATCGACGTATCTGCTGACCACTTCATGTTCCTTGACGGTGGCGCAACTGGTGATGCTAAGTCCGAGTCTATTGCAGACTTGGTTGCTGGCATGGCTGGTGCAGGTCTTGCTGCTTCTGGCGGTCAACTTTCTGTTCAAGGTAACACTGTTACTGCAATTACCGATGGAACTTCTGTTGCCGAAGGTTATAACTTCTGCACCGGTTCTTCCGGCGGAGTTGTTTCACTTCCCGCTAGCCCAGACGTCGGTGACGTTGTCACCGTTAAACTTGGTTCTTCAGGAAACCTCACCCTTAATAAGGGATCCGCAGATCACAGAATCGATGGTCAAGAAGCTATTCTTCTTGAATCACCATTCGCTGCTGTTACTATGGTTTACATGGTTGCTGATGCATGGAGAATTGTATAATCTACATTTTTCAACTTTGTTGAATTCTCTGGATGCCTCCCTTGTGGGGGCATCCTTTTTTATATGCTTAATAATGTAAAATTATCTATTTATGTTTGAGAGGATTAAAAATGGCTTATAATGTATTAAAGGGTAAAGTAGAAGGTTCAGTAGATCAGCATGGGGATCAGGAAATTGATGGTGTAAAAGTTTTCAAAAACACAGTTAGTGCTAGTGTATTTTGGGATACGGATGCTCAAAGTCCTTGTGCTACAGTAAAAGATGTTGCAATTAAAAAAATTAAAGGCGATGTCAATAACGGATTAATTATCTGCGACAAAGAACATGGCGCTCGAACTCACCACAACCTAACATATAATTCCGACAATGAAACACTGAGTGTCAATACATTATCAGCTAAGACATTTGTTGGCTCTGGAGCTTATTTGAAAGATATACCAAGTGATGCCTTTATTAATAAAATCGAAGCTAATTTTATTGATCATGGGTATGGATTGCAAAACCTTAGAGGAACGTTACAGATAAAAACAAATCAAGGCTTATCTTTAGACGAAGATGGTATAGGAATTAGTCTGCATCCTAACTCTGGCTTGTCTGTAAAATCTAATAAAATTTTTATAGATCCGTCATCGATGCAATTAATAAATCTAGAAGGTCAAAATTTAAGTGATAATGACAACTTAATAGTTGGTGATGTCTCCAGAGGTTCTTCAAGGAGCACTACGCTTAATAATCTATACGAATCTTATATAAAAGCAAAAGTTCCTCATCCATCTGGTGAAGCTGGTAGCATACAATTTAAAGGCAAAAGAAATTTTGAATCTTCGACGAATTTAACATACGATGCAAAAAACAAAAACTTAAATTTGACTGGAGGATTTAACTCCCACACCATTACTTCGAAAATTAAGATGGTTTGCCAAGGCTCTGTTTACTACAACATTACGAAAACAAATAGTAAAACTTATAACGTAGATGACTCTGATTACACAATAATTTGTGATGCTAAAAATAATGTTGTTAATGTTGTATTACCTCCAGCAGAGAATAATACAGGGAGGGTAGTGATTGTAAAGAAATCTAATTCTGATACATTTAAAATTAATTCAAATAAAGTTAACGTTTCATGTGAAGAAGGCAGAATTGATCTAACTGACAACACCGAGATTAGAATGAATTATTCATCAAGGACTTTTCAATCAGATGGTGAAAACTGGCACATTATCGGCACCAAGGGAACTTGATTCCTACTTATAAACGAAGGAACCACACAATATGGCTTATAATAATAACAAAGGACCACAACATTCTGGAGATATTCAGTTCGAAGGTGATCCAAACGACACACAAATTGATTTTGAAAATGATTTCGTAGCAATAAAAACAAATGGACAACAAAGATTTATTGTGTCAAGCGCTACTATCACAGCGTCTGTAAATATTTCTGGCTCTGGTGATTTTGAGACAGGCGGAAGTCTGACAGCAGACGATAATAATTTTCGCGTTACTGGAAACACAGTAAGAGGAAATGAATTTAGAACCCCAGCAACACGTATAAATTCCACACATGTTTCAAGTTCTCTTAATATCTCCGGCTCTAAGTTTTATGCCAACGGAGTGTTATTAACGCCCGGTGTAGTTTCTGCTGTTGCCAACGGCGTAGATAACAGAGTAGCTACCTTCAGTTCTGCAGATGCCCTCAACGGTGAGGCCAATCTGACATTTGATGGAACAGATTTAGGTGTCTCCGACAAGATCTTTCATGTAGGTGATACCGACACTTACATCAACTTTACAACTGACGATATAAATATCACAGCCGGCGGCGTCAAT